AGTACCAATAACTGTTACTGTATAAATACCATTTTGAGTTGTTGTTGCTTGGTCTTTAACCAAAATTCTTTCGCCTACTGAGGTAACAGTTACGCCGTCAACTACTAGGGCGCCATTTGTTGTTGCTAGTAGGTACCCACCAATACCAGTACCGCCATTGGCATCAGTAGAGCCAGGTGTATAAGTTGGTGAGTTAGGAAGAACTGCAGCGGTTGCTAAAGAAACTGAAAGGTGAGAGTTATTAAGGTTTGCTGGTCCCTGTACACCTTGAAGTCCTTGAATTCCTTGTACGCCTTGTACGCCTTGAACACCTTGAACGCCCTGCGTACCCTGGGTTCCTTGCACTCCTTGAGTTCCCTGTGCACCGTCAGCACCTACGTATCCTGAAGTACCCTGTGTACCTTGTTTTCCTTGAACGCCTTGGGTTCCTTGAGTGCCTTGTACTCCTTGAGCACCAGCAACACCCTGAGTTCCTTGAGTTCCCTGTGTGCCTTGTGAACCAATAGTTCCCTGAGCACCATCAGCACCAACATAACCAGCAGCACCTTGAGTACCGAGGGTTCCTTGTGTGCCTTGGGTTCCCTGAGTGCCCTGTACACCTTGTGCACCGTTGTAGCCTTGAGTACCAAATACACCTTGAGTGCCCTGAACACCTTGTGTACCTTGTGTTCCTTGAATCGCTTTACCTTGCGTTCCTTGGGTACCTTGAACTGTTGGAACAGATACATCAATAGTATTTGAACCAGAATGATATGTAAATGAAATATTTTGTAAAGAGCCGCTATTTAGGGCGCTAGAAACTAAAGAATTATGAAAGTACTTATTTACTGAACCTTCAGAAAGGTTATCAGTAGAGCCAAGTGCTGCACCAGCAATTGCATTTGCAATTTCTGTAGCAAGGTCTGTTGGAGTTACTGTTGCATAATCTAAAGCATTCCATAGGTGAATTCCATCACCAATTTTAAATTTTCCAGTATTGGTTTCAATACCAATTTCGCCTTGAGCAAGTTCAGGGTTGTCTGAAGTCCAAGTGGTGGAGATACCACGTCGAAGTTGAATCTTTTGTGCCATTTAAGCATTACCTCCATCAATTGAGTTTGTTCCACCAAATACTGACTCTGGTGAACCACCGTCTATAGTTCCACCAGATACTGGAGCCCAATTTGTTCCATCAAATGCATAGACCGTATTTTCTGAAGAGTTAAAGTAAAGGTCACCAGCGTACTGACCAGTAGGGTTTGACCCACTAGTCAGTACGTTAACTGGGACTAATGCTTTTTTGCTCATTTAGTTAGGCTTTAACTACCACTCGATATGACTTAGAGGTAACTGGCGCTACTGCAAATCCAACAGTTACTGATGTAGTAGTTACATAAGCAACATCTGTTACAACTTCCATTTTGGAATCAGTATCCCATACAGTAACCATGATGTCTTCAGTTCCTAGATTGTGTGTAATTGGGAACTGTGTAGTTCCTGACATTCCACCATCGGTTGAATCTCCAGTAATGGTTTCTGCGTAAGTTCCAAGTTGACCAGATGTACCTTGTACACCTTGCGTGCCTTGGGTACCTTGAGTTCCATCTGTACCCTGAGTGCCTTGAGTTCCTTGGGTACCTTGAACTCCCTGTACGCCTTGCACTCCTTGAGTGCCTTGGGCGCCACGAGTACCTTGAGTTCCTTGTTGACCATCTACACCCTGTGTTCCTTGAACGCCTTGTACACCTTGTAGTCCTTGAACTCCTTGAACTCCTTGAGTACCTTGCGTACCTTGGGTTCCGTCAGTTCCTTGGGTGCCTTGAGTACCTTGCTGTCCTTCAGTACCTTGAATACCAATTGCGCCATCTAGATTTATTGTCCAAGAAGTAACTGCTGTTCCTGAACCAACAACACGGTTAACGTTTACAACAAGGTCTGTTCCATCATAAGAAACAACTGTTGCGTACATAATGTTGTTTATATCTTCGGCAATAATTACATCTTGACCTACAGAGTATGAAAGATTTAAGTCATTAAGAGTAAAGGTAACATTATTAGCAACTGCAATGTCATTAGAGGTATTAGACGTGGTTGCATAACGGTCGCTGTGTCCTTGAACACCTTGAGTACCATCTGTACCCTGAGTTCCCTGTGTACCTTGGGTACCGTCTGTACCTTGGGTACCTTGGGTTCCATCCGTACCTTGGGTTCCTTGTGTTCCATCAGTTCCCTGCGTACCTTGCTGTCCGTCAACGCCCTGTGTACCTTGTACACCTTGTTGACCTTCAGTTCCTTGTACGCCTTGAGCACCATCAGTGCCTTGAGTTCCCTGTGAACCTGTTGTTCCTTGAACACCAGTAGCACCATCAAGATTAACTGTCCAATATCCACCAGTACCTGCGCCAATGTAATCCTTAATATCAACGTTAAGTTCATATGTTACGTTGTTATAAGAAACTACTCTAGCGTGGATAAGGTTTGCAGTATCAGCAGCAATAACTACATCTTGACCAACTGAGTAAGAAAGGTCTGCATCAGCAAGTACAAATGTGTGGTTTGAATCAGAGCCTAGAGTGTAAGAAGTAGTAGAGGTTGTGCGGTAGCGGTCAGAGTGACCATCAGTTCCCTGAGCACCTTCTGTTCCCTGTGTACCTTGAGTTCCCTGTGTGCCTTGAGCACCTTGGGTTCCGTCTACACCTTGTGTACCTTGCACACCCTGTGTGCCATCCGTTCCTTGGGTTCCTTGAGTACCGTCAGTTCCCTGAGCACCTTGAGTTCCATCGGTTCCTTGTGTACCCTGAGAACCAGTTGTACCTTGTACACCTGTTGCTCCATCAAGGTTAATTGTCCATGAAGAGTAGTTTCCAGAACCAACAATGGTGTGAATATTTACTTCAATGTAATCAGATGGCACTGTTTCGTAGTAAGCAACAGTTCCAGTCATGTAGTTGTTAATATCATGAGCAACAACTACGTCTTGTCCTACTGAGTAGGAAAGATTTTCGTCATTTACATAAAAGATTACGCCATCTGCTACTGCAATATCGTTTGCAGTATTAGAGGTTGTCTTGTATCGGTCTGAGTGACCATCAAGACCCTGTGCACCGTCTGTACCTTGTGTTCCTTGGGCGCCATCTGTTCCCTGTGTGCCCTGTGTTCCGTCAGTACCCTGTGTGCCTTGGGTACCATCAGTGCCCTGAGTTCCTTGTGCTCCATCGGTTCCTTGAGTTCCCTGTTGTCCATCAGTACCCTGTGTACCTTGAGTACCGTCAGTTCCCTGTGTGCCCTGTGTTCCATCGGTACCTTGCGTACCTTGTTGACCATCTACGCCTTGAGTACCTTGAGTGCCCTGTGTTCCTTGTTCTCCTTGCACACCTTGTGTACCCTGCACACCTTGTGTGCCTTGAGTTCCTTGAGTACCTTGTGGACCAAATGCAATCCAAGCAGTCCCGTCCCATTGTTTAATAAACTTGTCTACTGTGTCGTAATAAACCTGGCCCTCAACAGGGTTTGCTGGAGGTGTTCCTAGATTTTGGATTCTTGCATTCTGAAGTTCAAGTTTGCCTAAATCAATTGGGGTTAAAAACTTACGTGCCATTTGGTTATCTCCTTAAGATAAGTAGGCTTCGCCTGAAAATGCTGTTTGAAAACTAACTGTTAAAGAGTCCAAATTAGTATACGAAATTTCACCTTCGACTATATTACCAGCCGAATCTTGAACTGTAACGTTAGGCTTAAAATGTAAATTATGAATTATAATCCATGTATCGCTTGCAACTCCTTGAACGTGGGTATAAGCAACCCCTACCCAACTTCTATTTCCATCTGTGTTGGATGAAAGGACAAACCCATCAGTACTGGGTACCCCAAGGTCTGGCTCAGTCTCTGCCAGTTCAATGAAGTCATACCTCTCAGGAGAGACCTGACTTGGTGGGGTCTTTTTTACTCTACCTGATACGGTTTTAGCCATTGAGTGTTTCCAAAACGCTCAAGACTACTTTTAATGCGCTTGCTGTGTCAGACAAAGCAATTATTGATTGCCCTGTTTGTACAACAAGTTTTCCTGTAGTTGCAGATGCCGCATCATTTGGTGGCACTGCAAATCCTTTTAATAGTTCTGTTGTTGTAGAACCGTCATAATGTGAAAAAGTAACTTGTGCTGAAGAAGAGGTTATGTTTGAAATTTGAGCCATAAGAATTACTGCTGTGTACCCTGTAGGAGCAGTGTACAAAGTAGCAGGAGAAGTTGTTAATTCTGCTGTTACTGTTTTAAATACATTTAGTACTGATGCCATTGCTTATCCTTCTAAGGCTAGTATGTAGGGGGTCATGACTGCAAACAAACTCTTATCAAATGTAACGCCTGTAATAGTTCCTTGACCACGATTGATAGTTAGGTCACCACCAATTTTAAAATTGCCTTTTTGGTCGGTACTAGTGTAATAGACACGTCCACCATTTACTTCAATAACTTCATTTGCTTCAATTGGAATTCCACCAGATTGAGGGAGCGCTAATACTGGGTCAATTCCAGTTCCGCAGTATTCAAACGTATGTCCTGAAGCGGTAATACGGCTTGGTTGATAGAATTTAGCGGTAGTACCAGCAGAAACTGGAGTTGCAACATTTTCAGTAAAGGTAATTGTAGAACTTCCACCCGATATTGGGGTTACTGTTTCTACTGTGTAATAGGTAGTTCCATTATCAAAAGTAACAGTGTTATTAACGTATGGGGTATGAGATAGCCCAGATATTGTTGCACCAGTATCGTTGACCAAAATTTCTGACGTAGTTCCACTATAAAGAAGTGGACTTGTTCCAGATGCCTTTAAACCATAGTTACCAAAAGAAGTATCAGAACCAATAAGAGAACAGAATCCGCCACTTTCGCACAAAATACCAATGTCTGTAAAAATTGTGTATATTCCTACAAGTTGTGAATATCCTTGATTAAGTATATGAATACCAATACCACCACGGTTTACCTGAGTGTACTCACCGCTTACCATTGACTTACCACCACTTGCATGTGCGCCATCTACGCGCATACCAGTACCTGTTGTGGTTACTGATGAGCAGTTGTAGATGTATGGACTGCTATAAATAGCACCAGCAGAACCATCTGGGTTAAAGGCAATCGCTGCAGCAGGGCTTACATGGTTTGTAAACGTAATTTCAGTAATATATGAAGAGTTGTTAACATAGAATATATCTGCTGTCGGTGTTACTCCTGAAATTTTAACAGTACGAAGACTATCTCCTATAAGAGAAACACCAGCAGGAATTGTAATTGGATTATTTTCAACGTAATTACCGCTTGCAACTTTAACTGCTGTTCCTGATGTGGCAACAGACATTGCTTTTTCAATAGTTAAAAATGCTGTATCTTGGTTTTCACCACTGTTATTGTCGTTACCGTTTTTAGCAACATAAAAAGTGTTAGCAATTGCAACAGGGGCGTATCCAACCCCTTGCGTACCTTGTATTCCTTGGGTACCTTGCGCTCCACCTCCTGGTCCTATTGGACCCTGTGCTCCTTGAATAGCACTTCCCTGTGTGCCTTGTGTTCCTTGTATACCACGAGCGCCACCTTGTCCAGGAAGAACTTGAATAATTACTCCTTGAGCACCACAAGTACATGTATCAATGCAACCACAAGACAGTTCATAGTTAGTTATTCTTGCCATCATTCAGTCACCTGCGGTGTTACAAAAATCATACCTTGCATATAAGTTTGCTCATAGGTAGGGTCAGTAATTGATGTTGCTTGAATATCCCAGTAACAACGTTGTGGAAGAGATGTTGTTTGGTCACTAGTTAATGATAAAGCAAGTTTTGTTGTATAACCAGTAATTGGTGCAATAGTAAAAGACGCTAACGCAGTTGCATATCCAGGCAAAGTAACGATATCAGAACGCCAAGTGTACTGTGTAACATCAAACGGAAAATCAAGTTCAACGTAAAAAGAATCGCCTTGATACATTGTAAGGTCGTAATTTGGTACTGAAGAAGGTGTAGCAGAAGCGCCGTAATTTGGAATAGGCAAAAGTACGCGTTGTGGAGATGATATATCGTCCACTTCTTGTGGAATAAAAATTGGTATATATTGATTTGTAGTTTTTGAAATTCGGCGCAATGAAAATACGTCAATCTTGTATAGACCAATACCAAGTTGTGAGCATAATTCACGGTATTGTTCTTTTCTTGAATCAACCATTAACATAAGTTGACGGTAACGTTCAGAACGAGGAATCATCACTCCATCTGGAGCGGTAATATCAATATCAAAAGAAGCGTCTGTTGCTAGGGTATAAAGCGCCAATGTAGCGGCATAAACAGCAACAGGGTATTCCTCTACTTTAGGAAGATTTGTCATGGTAACTGTTCGACCATAGGCATCTGTGTGGTACAAAATGTGTTGGGAAAAAGCATCATTAACAAAATGGCAAATTTCGTTATCTGTAAAATAACGATAGTAGAATCCAGCAACAACGACTGGAGCACCAGAATTAGGGGTGCTATCAAAGGTAAGATATCCCGTCTCTTCTTCAACTTCAACAGCCGAAGATACATCCGTCCCGTTTACATGGATAACTAGAGTGGGACCTTGTAAAGGTGAGTATGGGATGAGAAAGCGATTGGTTGTTCCATCGGCAACAAAACTGTAAACGAAGGATTTGCCCATATCCCCAAGTTCAGTCCTTAAACGGTTTGATAAAGAACTTAATGTGGCCACGAAACCTCCGTAATAATCTCTAGAGCATTATCTCTTTTATTTGAGATTTAGTAAGCATAAAAAAGGTCCACCCCAACTGGGAGGAGGGCGGGGTACCAGTTGAGATGGACACCTGTAGACGGCTTAGTTAGGCCGCCAAATATATCCAAGTTGTTCTAAGTAATTTGAAAGGTCAACTGGAACGCGGTATTTAACTCCTGCTTTAAATGTGTAGTGATTTCCTACGCCATATGTCATATCTTCAATATCGGTAATTGTACGAATGATGACTGTGTCATTAGCAGTTGTTACTCCGACGTTTTCAATCTCGTCTAGAACAAGAGGTGTATCTGGCTTCTTTGGGTCGAAGACATCATTAGCCAGACTCTCTGCCTCAATTTGTGCCGCAATTGAAATCTCATCTTTGCGGTCTTGAAGAATCTTTGCATTCTTCTTTGTTGCTTGTTCCGCTGCACGGCCTGTTGCGTCAAGCGGACTTGTTTGTGTATTTGCCACGGTGTTTATTCTCCTTGTTAGTTAGTTAAAATGGCTGGGAGCCAAAGAAAGAGTATGGCTCCCAGACATTGGTAAAAAGTGTCTTAGTTTGTGTAAACCTTGACGATTGATTGGTCGGTGATAACACCAAGACCCCAGATTGCGTACCAAGCAAGAGCGTGCTCACGACCGAAGTCAAGAACACCACCATCGCGAAGTTCAACTGGAAGTGAGATTGCGTGACCAAATGCGTTGTCACCAATCATGATTGATTCGTAGATGTCTGCACCTGGTGTACCAGATGTTGCAGTTGCACCAGAATCTTCTGGGTTTCCACCTTGACCAGGAGCAGTGTTAGCCTTTACTGGTGTTGAGTATTGGTCTGATGGAGCGCCGACTAGTGAAGAGTAGTCAAAGGCAACGCCAGATGACAACTTCTTAACCTGTGTTGTCTCAATGAATACTACGTCGTACAAACGACCGATTTCACCGAGCATGAAGTTTCCTGGAGCAGCGTACTTTGTAACTTCGATGAACTCTGGGTTCGAACGAAGGTCACGAGACTGCTTAGGGTGTACGAACTGTACATAGGTCTCACCAAGGCGAGGGATGTTCTTACCAGCAAGGGTAAGAGCAGCATCCTTAATTGCACCTGTGGTCAACTTGAAAGCACCTGTTAGGCCTGCGATTGATGAACCGCGAGTACCTTCGTTGTACCAGTCGTTGATTCCTTGTACGCCTGAACGGTCATAACCAAATACTGCTGAAGTTGCAGCAGAGAGTGTGTTACGAGCCTGTACGTCAAGATATTGAGCCATGTGACGGCCAAGAAGACGTGAAGCAGAAGCCATTACGTCATCGAATGATGCATTGAGTAGCAACTCAGAAACAGCAACGGCATAACCGTGTTCTGCTACTGTAATTGCAATTTGCTCTGCTGTGAGAGCGTTGGTGGTCATACGAACACCTTCTGTTAGTGGAGTTGGGTCCACTGCAAAGTTCTTGTAACGAAGGAAGTTCACACGAAGACCAGGAGCAACTCCTAGTTCAGTCTTCTTAACTGCGAATTGTTCGAAACGAAGAATTGGCATTGCCTGGAACAAAATTTCTTTTGACCAGATTGTTTGAATTGCTTGGTTCAGGCTGCTATTAGCACCTGAATAAGCCGTTGGGGCACCAGCGAGTTGCCCTGTTCCTGTAATTGCACTTGCCATCTGAGGTCAAGTCCTTTCTTAGTTGGTTGATTGGGTTTTAACCGAAGAGACCCTGGCCTCTATTTGATGCAGCGCTGCCAAGTAATTTGGCTCGATTCTTCGCATAGTCTGCCAATGACATTTCCCTGATTGAATCAGGAGTAGAGATTTGTTGGTCCGTATCGTTATCGAGGGGTCCTGATGCAGGAGCGGTAACACGTGCTCCCGCCATTTGTTGTCTCGCACTTTGCATAGCCTGCTGTGCAGAACTTAAAATACGAGAAGACTTATCTTTGAGCATTGCAATGCTTTGCTCAACTTCTTCAGCATTATTACCGTCAATTAAATCTAGAAGTTCTGGCACGATATTCTCGCGCTCTTCTTCAATTCGTTGTGCACGGTAATTCATGACTTCTTGGAACTTTCGTTCTTGCTCTAGTAGAGCAAAAGCCTTTTCTCTTTCAAGACGTTCCTGCTCAAGTAGAGCCTGGAATTCTTGCTCCTTCTTTATGAGGAGTTCTTTTGCGGAAAGTTCTTCTTCTGCCTTTGCTTTTGCAGCAGCGGCTTCTTGTGCATCGCGTTCAGCAACTAGTGCTGCACGTCGTGATGCTTCTTCTTCGCGTTCTTTCTTAAGGGACGCAAGTTCTTCTTTCATTTTTTCCATTTGAGGATACAACTTTGCTTTCTCTTGTTCACGAGCCTTAGCAATGTCGTCTGCGGTATAAGCCACGAATTCCTCACTTGGTGCTTGTTGAATTTCTACGACTCCATCAATAGGGTGTCCCATCAATGTGTCGCCTACTGCTTCTACTTGGTTATCCATAGTATTCACTTATCTTTCTTGGGTTATTGTCCGAATGGGCCGAAGCCCGTGCCACTTTGGGGTTTGTTACGAGATAATTGCATAGCATTTACTTGCTTTTGTCTCGTTATATTCTGATATTTATCAGAAACTTAGTTGTCTTTGTCGACCGTCCTTCTCTGTGGAATTTTAGTTCCATAGGCTTGGGTCACAAGCGCTTCACGAATTGAACTCTCG